ATCCGGTCAGTATTTCATAGGTGATGAGTGTGGTCATTATTGGCCGCCTCCAACGGCTGATTTCACCTTAGCGCACTTTTCGGCGCTTGTGGGGGATTTGCAGCCTTACTACTTTTCGCACCATCCGAGCCGGGATGAATAACACATTGTCTACGCCTTTGTCATCGGTCAGGCTTTGGGCCAGTATTAGGTGCCTGGCGTTGCGCTTGGAAAGCAGCCAGCCCACGGACTGCACCACGCACGGCTCATCGGTTAGGTCGGCCAGCTCGTGCCATTCGTCGTTGTCAATGGTGTGGGCGTCGTGCCACGTGACCAGCACGAGTGGGTGCTCTAGTCGAGCCATACCACGTACTCCGCCGCAACCCGGCCCTTGTCTGGATCAATGAAGTGCAGGCGTTGGCTTGGTATGCCTGTCGCTGCCACGAACTCGCGCGCGTATTCGTTATGCGACTCGGGTGAGCCGGTCACGAAAATGCGGCCGCCATTGCTCATGGTCAGGCTCATCGGCGTGTGCCAGTGGCCCATGTAGCAGTCGTGGAAGTCCTCGATGACGCCACCGGCCCATGCGTTGACTTTGCGCAGGATGCCGAAGGCTGGTGTGTTGCCGCCAAAGCTCTTGATTTCGTCACCGTGCACAAGCAGGGCTTTGTAGTTGCCAATTTTGGTGATTTGATACCAGGCATCTGATGATTGCCAATCTTTCACCAAATGGCCTACTTTGTTGCGCGCAATCTCGTAAGCAATTCGGTCGATGTTGTCGCCGGCTGGCATCTCGCCTTTGCGACCGATGCGGCCGTGGTTGCCGTATTCGCACACGACGCGCACTGACTCAAAGTTGGCGGCCAGTGTGGTAATCGTTTGGCTGATGATGTGCGACGTGTTGAACAGCTGCTCGTAAAGCAGTGCGTCAACTTCCCACGCCTGACCGGGGAAGATGCCTAGACCCTCAACCATATCGCCACCGAGAAACAGCACTGCCTCGCGTACCGGGTGGTGTTTGCGCTGAATGTCGGTAATGGCAATGCTTTTGTCAATGAAACGCTCGATGCGTTGTGCGCACGTTTCTTTGCCGTAGCTCACGGTCTTTTTGCCGAGCTGCCAGTCGGTGCAATGAATGAGCGCAACTTCGGCTTTGCCTTTGCGCGTGTCTTTTGCAGGTGCCTTGACTTTGACTGGCGGCGTAGCCAACCCGGCATCCTTGGCCGCCTGATACACGGCGGCGACAAGTTCGCCAGTCTTGTGCTTGAGTTTGATGTTCAGCTCATTGGAGCGCTTAAGTGCTTGGCGCAGCTGATCGATTGTTTGCAGCTCGCCGAGCTCGTCACTTAGAGCCATGACGCATCCTGTAGCGGTAGACGACATTCCAATCGGTTTTGAAACCGTGCTTGCTTAGCAATGCGGCTACGGCCTGATTGCTGAATGATTCGTCAAGGATGATGTCAACCCATTCCTTGCGGTTTTTCTGTTTATTGACCCAGGTGACTAGGTCACCGATTTTGTTCTGTTTCTGAGTTATTTCGTCGCGTAAAGCCATTGATGTGATCCTCCAAATGATTGTCTAGCTTGTTTTCTACCCTAGTCAAGATTCTGCGCACGTATGCGTGATCGTCGGCATTTTCTCGTCGAGCTCGCTCAACCAGGGCAGCCGGTACGCCAGCCACTATCAGGGCGACGGCTGAGATGAGGGCGACGGTGATTTCAGTTTGCATGGGTGTCAAGCCAGCGCTGCACCCTGGGTGGTATTGATTCTGCCTTGAAATAGCGGATGTGCCACGGTTCGGCGCCAGACCTGAATTCCCAGCTAAAGCCAAACGTGAGGCAGTTGGCTTCCATCCATTGCAGGCGCTCACCTGATGCCCCTGATACGTCGACAGCGAGGCCGAGGTTATGTGTGCTTGTGCCCGGTACGGCCATCGGTGCCAGACCAGGCTTCAGATACCAGCGTTGGCCTTTCCATGTGCGTATTGATGTGCTGTTAGCCATCGGCGCTGTCGTGTATCGAGCAAGAAAGCCACGCTCCTGTGTCGCTAAATCGCGGTATGTGTCTGCGTGCGTAGTCGGTTTGAACGGTCTGATGCCATCAGCCTGGGCTTGCTTACGCATTGCCTCCCACGCTTGCGCAGCTAGCCAATGCAGGCGGCCGTAGGGCCGTATTGAGCGCAACAAGTATGCAGGTATTTCACCTGGGTTGACGTTGGCTAAATCAGCCGGGAGGCGTACCGGCCTGACTTCACGGCTCACTTGCGGCCGTACCTATGGTCTTTCGTGTTTGCCCAGGCGTAGATCAGCGGAAGTACCGCTGCTAAGCCGGCTTTTAGCGCGCCTTCGAGATCGTATTCGCTTGTGATAAGCACGGCGACGCTTCCAGCGACGAAAGCTTTTGCCCAATCCTCTAAGACGTGCTGCCACTTCATCAGCCCACCAATGCTTTGATTTCGGCTTCTGTCAAACCGAGCGCTGAAAGTTTGGCGCGGGCCGATGCAAGAGCCGCAGCTTTGCTGTTCAACGCCGCAATTGCGGCGGCATCTTCTTGGCGCGCCGTTTCCGCAGCGGCCTCGTATGCCGCAATTTCTGTTTCAGTCATCGGCCTGTCGGTGCCGTTGTCGTTGATTATGTAGGTCATGAGTTTGCCAATCCATAGAGGGTGTAATTGCCGGTTGTTGTGCCGCTACCAACAAACAATTCAAAACCGTCATAGGCGGTGGCGTTGGAATTGTTGCCACCCATGATTGAAACGCCAGGCGCGGTGTACGCGGCATTGCTGTAAATTACTGTTGAAACAAGAGTCGTTGGTGTAGCTATTTGCGGATTGCAAATGAGGATTTCGCAAGACGAATTAAAAGTTCCATTGCTTGGTTTGCCGACAGAAATACTTTGCGCACTGGCGGCGCGAGATGCGGAAGCGGTTGCGTCGAGGCCAGTCAATTCTTGTTCGTTGTATGTTGTTGTGGTGATTGACGAACCGCTAGCGCGAACCCGAAAACGCACACCTGCCGTGCTGCTAGTGGTGTAATTCAATACCAATTTGTAATTTCGATACGTGCTTGTAAAAACGCTGTCAAGGGTCACTGAACTTGCGGCACTAAACGCCGTTTCGCCACTGATGCGAACCAAACCACTTGAAGCCAAACTGACCCAGGCAGCGCCGTCGTAATACTGAATTTGCGCGACACCTGTCAAGTTTTCCACGTAGCAAAGTTGTCCTTCAGCCAGTGTCTTTTCACCAGTGCCCCCAAAAGCTGCGTCGCGCGCAGTTGTGTCTGCGAACACTGGGATGCCAGTGCGCGCCGACTGATTCATTTGATCGGCGGTCAATACCTGGCTGGCTACGAATGTTGGAACGGTTGTTTGCGCGTTAGCACCCATGATTACATCATCCTAATACGTTCGTGCCGTCAAGTTGGCCGTACACAGCATCGTCAAGAATGAGCTGGAATACGACTGTAGTCGGGGCTGTGTAGTACGTGACCCGGTGACCTGTGTTGACATTGATAGTGCCCTCGATGCCCTCAATGCTGAGCTCTGAGGTCAGCGTTGATAGGCCGGTGATGTTTTTGGTGACGGTGATTGTGTCGCCAATGTCAACGGTGGCGGCGTTGGTGCGTTGCGGATTGGTGAGCAACCCAAAATGCGTGCTGACGGCTGTGAATCGTGGGCCAGGTTCGCCTTCAAGCAGATAAGCGGCAAGCGCATCTATTTCGCCTTGTTGGTGCAGCAGGCTGTTGGTGATTGAACGCGACTGGATGAAGTATGTTGCCTGGCTGGTTAAATCCTCGTCGGTGGCTGTCTTGCCGTCTAATGCCTCGACGTAGGCCCGATTAATGACACCATCAGCATCAAACTCGACTTCTACTTCGTCATACTTGGCGGCGATGCCATCGTCGGCAAACGTAATGACCGATCCGCTAAGCGTTGCGCCAATACGGTTTTGAAACGTTAGTTGGCCATCACGCGACATAAACAGTCGGCCTTGCTCAGCCTCATTGATTTGATTCAGGTATTGCAATGTGTTGGTGCCGGCCGCAACGTTGTAGCTGCTGTCGTGACCCATGTTGACCGTGCCAGTAGCGATGTTGGTTGTGCCGATGTAATTTACCTCGGGCAATGCGAGCACGGTGCTGACTCGCGCTCCACTCAATTCTGGGCTTGGGTTGAAAGCCGCCATCTGGGTTTGTGCCAGCAAATAAAAATCATCGGAACACGTGACGTTAACGGTGTTAAATCCAGCCAGGGCGAAGTTGTATGTGTATGACGTGACATAGCCGACGAACAGATAGTCACCATTGCGGCTGAGCCTGATTCGACGCATAGGCGCCAAACCTGGCTTGTCGTTCATGGGATCGTAATAAGGGCTGGTGGTGTCGTAAGGGCCGAGGATGCCTGTTTCGTCATTCATGCTGAATGACATGACGCCAGCCGAGAACTGGTCGTCTATTTTGCGTCGACCGCGCCTGTAACGAATGTCGGTGACGTAATCGGTTATGTCTGCGTATTGCGTATTGGGCCCGAGCGTGTATGTCGTATTGTCAAGCACGCCTTTAAGTGCGTCATCAAGCGTGAACGAATTGACATCAAAGCCTGTATCGAGCTCCAGCAGGTACGTGCCTGATTGAACGACTGTTGCAGCCATTACGCAATCTCGACCTGTACCGGGCCGCTGCGTCGGTTGTAATCACGCAAAGCATTAACGATTGTGTCACCAAGATCGGATGGCGCCGTAACGGTATTGATGGTGATGCTGATGCCGCCAGTCATACCATCGAGCAGCATTTCGTTGCCTGGTGCTGCGCCAAAACCGCCACCACCGCCACCAATGAAGCCTTCACCGACCGGCAGGATGCCGACCATGCCTTGACCGAGGCCGCCACCGCCGCCAACTGTGCCACCACCGCCACCACCTGACGGTGCAGGCAACTCGACGCCTGGAGCTGGCACGACAGGCACCACAGGAGCTGCAAAGCGTCGCTCGATTAGGTCTGGGCCGCTGGTGCCGCCTGGCGTGGCTGTTGCGCCGCCTGCGCCGCCCACGTTGAAGCGAGGCAAGTTGATTTCGCCGATAGGGCCGATGTTGACGCCTGGCAGCAGGTTTAGGCCTTTGATGATGAGGTTGACCATGTCGACGTAGCGGTTGGCGATGTTTTCAAAGATGCCAATAATGAAATTGCCCATCGTCATAAAAGCGTTTTTGACGCTGCCTGTTTTTTCGACCAGCACCATAAAGCCGGCCACGAGGGCTGCTACTGCGACAACGACCAGGCCGACCGGGTTGGCTGCCATGACTGCGTTGAGCACGATTTGGCTGGCCGTAATGACTTTGACTGCTGTGTTGAGCACCAGAATGGCCGTAGCCAGGGCACCGACCGCAAGCATGACTTTCACAATGGTGTCGCTGTTGTTTTGCGCATACTCGGCAAAGCGTTGCAGATACGGCAGCAGTTTCTCAAGTATCGGCAGGAAGGCTGCGCCGATTGACTCGCGCGTTTCGCCAATGGTCAGTGAGAGTCGTTTCATGCGGCCTTCCGCGCTGTTGGCTGCCACCACCGCTGCGCCACCAACCGTCGCGTTAAGCGCTTGCATAATCTCATCAAGCGAGGCACCGTCTTTGATGAGGCCACGCACGCTGGGCACGAGGTTGCCCAAGGCTTTGGTGTTGCCTGCGTAGGCCTTTGCTACTGCGTCAGTAACGGCGCTGAGCTCTGTGCCGGTGGCTGCCGAAATATCAAGTGAGGCGTTGAGGAGCTCCTGGCTGTATTGCAGATCGCCTGTGGTTTGCACCAGGGTGGCCAGGGCAGGCCTGAGCACGTCATCGGCCACTGCTGCGCTCATCATGGTGGCCTCGATGTAGGCCTCGGCAGCTCGCACGTTGGCTTCACCAGCCAACGTGTTCTTTTCAATCGCTAGGGCCAGCAGCTCTTGGGCTTTGGCATCCTCGATGGCGGCTTTGGTGGCGTCACCAATTACGACAGCCAAGCCACCGATAGCGGCTGCGGCCGGCAGGGCGGCTTTGCTGAGAGCGAACTGGGCTTTAGCGCCAGCGCCTTCTAACTGCTGAAATTCTTTAACGGCCTTTTGGATACCTTTGCCATCAAATTCGGAGACAATCGGAATACTTACTGCCATGTCAGACTCTCACATCCCGATTGACCTGTTCCATCAGATCATTCACGATAGCCCTGACCGCATCCTCAACATCTCCGCGTCGGCGCTCGAATGAAGGCCACATCAATCGTGATGGTTTGCCGAAGCGTGCATTCAGCGCGTTAATCATTTGTACGCCCTGGCCTTTGCCATAACTGCTACGGCCCGCCATGTCAAACAGTTGTGCAGCAGGGCCAGTCCAACGAATGTAGAACGTGGCAAGGTTTTGCATGAAGCCTGCGTATTTGCGTGGGCGTTTGCCTGAGACGCCAGCCTTTACGTATTTGGCTTGTGCATCCCAGGGCAAGATTGCATTTGCGCCTGAACGTCGACGTTCCTCAGCGAGCACAGCCGCGTATGCATCGCGCCTACCGAGGCTGGCGCTGACCGCGCGGTTGCGTGACGGATCCCAGGAGCGTTTGAAACCGGACAGCGGTGGCTGCGTTGGAAACTTGCTATGAATGTCGTCAATGACGACTTGCACGACTTCCTTGTAACGCTTCGTCAAATCGCGACGCGCTTTTTTGTCCAGCTGGTTGAGCTCGCGTAATGCATCTTTGATGCCAACGACTTCAATGGTTGCGCTAACGGCCACGACGTTTCTCCTGTTGCTTTTTAGCCAGCAGCAGCACGGTAGCCAAATCCTCTACATCAAACTCGATGCCGTTGGGCCAGTAGCCGGTAGCCAACAGCAGCTCAGCTAACTGGCGTCTGATGCTGCCGCTGCCGTAGGGTTTGCGCCGGCGACCTCCACGACGCTGAAATCATCCACCGATTGCAGCCAGGCGTCATAGTCGCGGCCTTCACGCTTCTCAGCGTGTAGCACGTGCCAAGCCATGAACATGAGGTCATCAATACCGATGCCGCCTTGGAGATCGGATGCGCGGCGCTTGAATTTGCGTTCCCACGCTGCGGCAGTTGCGATGGTCGTGGTGACCGTCTCGCTGACTGGTTGTCCTGCCGGTGTCTTGAACGACACCTGGATTGTCAATTTCATGCCGTTGTGTCTTCGACGAGCGTGCCACCAGTAATGGTGATTTCCACTTCCGACAATTCGCCAAGCGAGGCGTTGACCACGTCAAGCGACTCAAGGTAGCCGCCAGTGATTTGGAACTCTGGGTTGGTTGTCGTAATGCCGCCGCTGGTCGGCTTGACCGCGACGTAGACGTTGGTGCCGACGAGGCTGGTGAGGTCAACGTATGTGCCAGGCGTCGAGCTGTATTCCATGAGCAGCGTTGCGGTGACCGTCACGTTGGTGAGGCCGCCGACGTAGTTGCGAGCCGACGAGCCGAAGCTGGAGGCATCGAGGGCTTCGCGCGCTTTAGTGATGACCACGCTTTTGCACTGGTCTGACAAGTCTTTGGTCGATGCCGACGAGGCTCCGATGTTGAAGGTCGGTGTTGCGAGGTAGGTGGTTGCGACGGCCATGTAGCGGTTCTCCTGTGGTTTGCGGCCGCTGCAAGCCTTGTGGGCAGTCTAGTAGGTCTACGGTGCG